AAAATAGACCAACCTTGACGCCTGGAAGTAACGCCCGCACCTTCTCGGCGTTTTGCTCAAGGAGCTCTTTGCGGTGGGCGAGCACGAGCACTTGCGAGCCGAATCCGATGGCGTCTTGGGCGAGCTTGGCGACGATCAGGCTCTTTCCGCTGCCCGTTGGGCACACGATGACCGGGTTGCCTGCTTGGTCACACAGGTAGTCCCAGGTTCGCGAAACTGCTTCGGATTGATACCAGCGAAGGTTCATCTTCTTATTCCTTACGCCATCGCATCGAAAAGCGTCTTGGAACTTTCCTTGCGTTGCTCGCATGCGAGCTTGAGATTCTTGCGAGCCGCCGCGATGTATTCGTCCTTCAACTCAAATCCGTAAAACCGTCTCGGCTCCGCGACTCGCTTACCCGTCTTTGGCGACTTTCCGCCAAGCGCGACGAACCCCTCTGATCCGATTCCAGTGAACGGAGAAAAAACGATCTCGCCAGGATTCGAGTACAGCAGCACGAGCCGCCGTATCACTTCCAATTGCAGCGGGCAAATGTGCTTTGTGTCATCGTCGCCGCGTCCGTCCTTTACGTTGAGAGTGTCTGTCTCTTGCACGTCGTCCCAGCAAGACTCGGCCCACTTAATCCACTCATTACGGCTGACTTGGTTCTTCGCGTCGATCCGCACGGAGTTCTCTCCGGGAGCACGGAACTTGAGCAGGTAATCGGGCAAGCAGCCGCGTTGCTTCGCTCGATCGCTTTCGAGCCCAGCGAACTGCAACTCCCGCGACTTTGTTCTGATCGCTTGGGCTTGTGGATTCTTGCGCACGATCCAGTCGTACTCCCAAACTAGACCAGCACGCTCTGCAAGTCGGATATTGAGCCCGCGAAAGTCATGCAGGCCAACTTCGCCGGTTCTTTTCATCCGTGGAATTTGGGAGACGTGAACGACTGCCACTCGACCCGGCTTAATGATGCGAGCCAGTTGGGCATAGAAGAACGAAAGATGTAGCTTGGCCTCGTGCCTCAAGTCTTCGCTGTTTCCGATATCCGCTTCGCTCGACGTGTAGGCATACAAGGCTGGGAACGGCGGAGAAAAAACCGACATATCGACGCACGCATCCGGCAGGTCATACATGCCGTCGATGCAATCGCCGTGGACGATGTGCCAGTCCTTGCCGTCTAGAATATCATTCGCCATATAAATCACGCTCCATTCCTTCGTTAATCCGTTCGTCCCGCTCGTCTTGCATTTGTTTCAACAGCCACTCTCGCTCTCGCAGCAGTTGGCGAATCATGGTCGCCAATTCTCCGCTTGTCCCTGTCCAGCAATTCGCCGGCCCGTACAACGATGACGCCGTGAACATGGCCTCGATCCGCTCTTGCGGAATCGCGTCATACGTCCCCGATAGCGCCGCTTCCCTCCAGGATTCCCATGCCGTGAGTGCGAAAGATTCGCTCTTGCTCTTGCGTGTCATGCTCCACCATCGCCGCCTTGCGTAGTACGGTTTCGATCATTGGCCGCTCGATTTCCGTCACCGGAATATGTACGTCTAGCGGTTCCGTGCTTCCGATGCGGTTGCTGCGTTTCACCGCCTGGTAGTATTCCTCGTAGCTGTCTTGCAACCCGGAGAAGATTTGCCGCGTTGCGACTTGCAAATTAAGACCGAATCCAAGTATTCGCGGCTTGCTGATAAGCACCTTGCGACGTCCGGCCTTAAAGTCCTCGATGAGAGCTTGCCTCTTGTCCTGTGAAGTTCCGCCGTCGATGTTCGCCGCGTCTGGGAACAAAGCCGAGCACTTGTCTTGTTCGTCGTTGTAGTGACACCAAATGATTGTCGCTCGTCCCGGCTCGCTGTCGACAAGTTGCTTGATGTACTCGAACTTCAGCGTAGGAACGTCGTCGCCCTTGTAATGACCTTTGGCGATTTGCCCCATTACCGATCGAGACGTAATTCCTCCAAGGTCCGTAACTACCAGCTTTCCGCTAATCGACCGGACGAGCTGCTCTTGCTCTTTGGTTAGCTCGACGTGATCGACGTGAACGCGAATCGGCGGGAGCGTGCCGCAATTGTCTTTCCAGCCATACGTGGCTGGATTCGTAAGGAATAATGCCCAGTGAGACAACGCCCGATAGAACGGCTCTAAGGCATGCGGCTTCAATTCCCAGCGGTTGTCCGTTTGCCCGCGATTCACAAAGAACCGAGCCAGGAATGCGTTGACAGTGGGGAAGTGGTCGAGAAAAACCGCGTGGTTCGCGTACTCGATTCGATCGTTAGGTGCCGGCGTTCCAGTGCAACACAGCTTCCAGTGGAGTCCGGAACCCAATTCCAAGCACTTTTGACCCCACTTGCCGTAATGCGATTTCAGCATTGACGACTCGTCAAGAATCAACGCTCCAAGACTTCCCTGCGTTACGTCGTCAGTTAATGCGTCGTAATTCGTGATCCCAATGCCGACGCCTCTCTTTGTCCATTCCTGCAAGTCTTTCGACGCAACTTGCTCGATCTGCATGTCTGGATACCAACGGGTCGCCTCGTCAAGCGTTTGCTTGACGACCATCAGCGGCGAAACAATCAGAACGGATTGAGACCTGTCGAGCACTCGGCGAGCGTGGCGAGCAAACTCAAGCAGCATGAACGTCTTTCCAAGCCCGCAATCGGCGAATACCGCGAACTTCTGCTTGCGTATCGCCATCGTCGCGATATCGCGTTGATAATCGAAAAGATGGCTTCCAAGCTGCATGCAATGTTTTTCGCGTCTCTTGCACGCTGACACTCCGACAGCAGCCGCATACTCATCAGGAAACCAGCACTCTCTCCCAGTAATCCGATACTGAGGAAGCGACTTGATCTTGAGAAAGCGGCGATAATGATCGCGGTTTTTGCAGTTCAAGGTGTCAATCATGCGAACTCTCTTCCATGAAATCCCCGCCGCGACGTCCCTGTCACGACGGGGGAGCGGGAAAACGACGATTACGACGCCGCGAACGGATTTCGCGGAGCGGCCGGCCCGGTCATCAGCGGCGGGCCGAGTTGCTGAACCGGCACGGGAGCCGGCGCACTCGCGGCGGGAGTCGCGGGGGCCTGCGGGCCGACGTGCCGCGACTTGTACCCCTTGATGACGTTTTGCGCCCCGCGTTGCGGATCGTTTTCCACCTTCACAGTGGCCTTCAGCGGCCGGTTGTGCAGCTCGGACGAGTCCTTCGGCGTAAAGATCCCAACCGCTCGACAGATCGCGGAAAGCGTCCCCTTGGCGATCGTGACCGCCGTCTCGTTCTTGTTCACGAGATTCAAGCGATCGAACAACGTCCGATTCTGGTACTTGCCGTCGAGCACCTGCAATTTCAATTCGAGATACCAGCCGCTACCGTCCTTCGTCTGCTTCATCTCGGACGAAACGATGCAGACGTTGTAATCGCCGGCCGCCAACGGCTCGAACGCGTTATTCGGTTCGACCGTGTTCGCATCGAACCCCAACCCTGCCAAATTCCCGCTCATCTTCTACCCTTTCTTCTTTGACGATCCGTCAACAACCACTCCCGCGATGTTTCCCGCGCTGGCCGTCGTCGCGGGAACGCCGCTCGGCCAGTGTTTTTGATATTCCGACCAGTCCATCGGCAGCTCGGCCGGCAGATTGAGTCGGTTCTTGGCATGCACGCCGGCCGAGTGCGAAGTGCGAATGAATCGCTCCTCGCCGCCAATGGCGATTTGCCGAGTTTTGTTGAAACCCTCTTCGGCCTCGCGCGTGAACGTGCGGAACGACGCGAAGAATACCTCGTCGCACCACTCCCGCAGAATCGACGCCGCGCCCTTGTGCAAATCAGGGCTGTACTTCTCGTAGGTCTCGCGTTCGGGGTCGGAGACTTTCACTCGCGTGCAGTGCCCGAGAAACACGACATTGAGCCCGCGAGCGGCGATCAGGGCTTCCAACTTCGTGAGGAAGTCCTGCCAAAGCAAAGACGCCGCCACGTACCCCTTGCCAAAGCCTCCGTCGACTTTCTCGATATTCGAGACGTTGGCGTTTTGGCAAACTTGGTCGTGTATCAGCTTCTCGAACCAATCCGCCGTATCGAAGACGACCGTCTTGTATTCGTGCTCTTGGCTGTAAAGCCAGCCGAGCGCCGACAGCGTGTCGCTGAATGTCGCGAGTCGCTCCGTCTTCTCGACGTCCAAGTCTCCCAAACCGTCCTCGAAGTCTAGGAAGATCGGACGCGGGGCCATTGCCGCCCACGTACTCTTGCCGACGCCTTCCTGCCCATAGAGCAGCACGCGCCTCGGCTTAACCTGCCGTCCCTTCAAAATCTTCATTGCTTCCCGCTCCTATCGCACTTGTCGTTTCCACGCATCGCACACACTAGACGCCCCTTGCAACTTCCGTCCGATCGCTTGTCTCCGCAGCACTCGCCAGCGTTCCACGCGTCGAGCTCAGCCTGATTGATCTCCAAGAGCCACTCGTGCATCTCGACCATGCTCGCTCGCCGCTGGATCTCGCGTCCCTTCTGCCACAGGTCCGCGAGACGTTGTTGAGTTGGGGTCATCGAAGCACTCCAGCAGCGAGCGAATACGTTCGCCTTGAATGGCGAGTTTCATTACGAGATAAAGATCCTTGGAAAGTCTCGCGTCAGACTCCGACGGCGTGTCGAGATGCTTGTATTCGTCGAGCTTCGCGTTGAGTCGGTCGAGCGTTTGCCACAGGCGTTTGCGTTCGTCGTGCGTCATTGGCGAAGCTCCTAAAACCGTCCGTCCTCAACCCACCACGCCGCCACGTTTGCCACGAGCAAACTTGCGATCATTGCCAGCAGCATTCCCGCCGCGACGAACACAAGCCAAAAGCCCTTTTGCGTAGTCGCCGAGCCGCTCGCTGGCGTCTTCGACTCGGTAAAACTTCGCCGATCGCAACTCTTCGACGTCGCACCAGCCGAACAAGTGCGCGACGTCGCGGGAGCGGATTTCCGTCTCGACTTGCAGGCCCGCTCGTAACTCGCACAGGATGAACGT